GGTGGAGCAGATCGAGGGCGATGCCGAAGCGGCAGCTGCAAGTGCGGCGGCCGCAAAGACTTCCGAAACAAATGCTGCCGCCAGCAAAACTGCGGCCGCGAACAGCGCTTCCGCTGCCGCCACGTCGGAAACGAACGCGGCCTCCAGCGAGTCCGCTGCTGCGGCCAGCGCCTCTGCGGCAAAGACCTCCGAGACCAACGCTGCCGCCAGCAAGACCGCTGCGGCGAACAGCGCTTCAGCGGCGAAAACCTCCGAGACCAATGCCGCCGCCAGCAAAACCGCCGCTGAGGGCAGCGCTTCGTCTGCCGCACAGTCTGAAGCTGCTGCTGAAGCCGCCGCGCAGCGGGCGGAAGATGCAGCCGAAAAAATCGACATGTCTAATTATCTTCTGAAAACCGGGGACGGCAAGGATGTCACTGTCACCTTTTCCCCATCTTCTGATGCGGATTTTTCTGCGCCTGTCTCCGGCTCAAAGCTCTCTGCTGTTATGGTCATGCTGAGCAAATGGCGTAACTTCATTTCCCGTGCCCTCACTCCTACGGGGGCGATTCTCTCTTATGCCGGGAACTCCGCTCCCGTCGGCTTCCTTCTTTGTGATGGACGTGCTGTGTCCCGCACGACATATGCGGCACTTTTCGCAGTCATTGGGACTACTTTTGGTTCCGGCGACGGTTCCTCTACCTTCAATCTGCCAGACATGCGCGGCCGGGTCGCTGTGGGGGTAGCTTCCGATGCTAATTTAGGCACGATCGCGGGTGTTCAAACAGTCAGCCTGACAGCCGCGCAAAACGGGCCTCACAACCACACGACTTTAATTGATTATAAAAACTTAATGGGTACTCCAGAAGGCAGCAATAGCTTCCAAGCGCGCCAAGAGCCTGCCGGGGCCGTTACCACAGGTCCTTCGGGGAACGGTGCAGCTCACGAAAATCGTCAGCCAAGCCTATACCTTAACTATATAGTGAAGGTGTAGCGATGGCTGCATCAGTGACATAGCCTGCCCTCCGCCTATATTTAATGAAAAATGGCCGACAGAACTAGCCCTGGCATCGCTTACCAGATCGCCACCGCCACGATATTTCCCATTATTTGTGATTGCTGGCTTGAATATTCCATTTACCGTCTGGATATTCGTCCCCGTGTTTGAACTGTGCATAACAATGCTCCCGCTCAATACAGGCAATTCCGCATTCGTGAGAGCGTGGTTTTTTGCACCAGACTTCACACCTAAATTAGCATCGGAAGCTTGTGTTCCAAAAATAATACAAAACATGTATTAAATGATACCCTCCTAAAAAAAGGAGGGTATCATTATGCGTAAAAAATTGCAAACATACCAAGGGGTTATTGCTTATAAAGCGGATAAAACACCTGTTAAACGGGTGTTTTACGGGCGGTCAAAGGCCGAAGCCAAGGCAAAATATTTTGCATATATCGCTGAACATGGGCAGGCTGAAAAATGTTCCGACCTGTACACGGTGTCGGGCTGGGCCGCGCAGTGGCTGCTTCTGTACAAGCGGCCCTACATCACAGATCCGGCATATAGCACCACATATGAACTGCCAATTCGGCGGCATATCCTTCCAGCACTTGGACACATGCTTCTGGTGGATGTGACGCCAGCGGATATCCTGCGGTTCTATCAACAGGCATCCAGTCTCTCTCCCAGCATGTGCGGGAAGATCCGCATGTGTGTCAATGGGATTTTTCGCAGCGCATGCAGTAATGGGCTATGTACCAGCAACCCCGCCGACGGATGTAAGCTGGAAAGCATGGCTCTGCCTCAGATAAAGGAGGTCTACAATGACAGACAAATCGAGATCGCCTCCCGCTGGTTTTTGAGCCGTATGCCGGAGGTCGTATTACTATTGGAAACCGGCATGCGCCGTGGAGAGCTGGTGGGGCTGCATCCCGAGGACATTGACCGACGACGCAGGCTTTACCGAGTGCAGCGCAGTATCGCATGGGTATCGGGCAAGCCGGTGGAGCGCTCTCCCAAGTGCGGAAGCTATCGCGTCTGCCCTCTTTCCGACCGGGCATTGCAAGCCATAGATGCTCTCCAGCGACGCTACGCGGGAAAGTATCTCATTTCCGGTGATACCGCCCTAAGACCCGATACATGGAGCCGAAGGCTCAAGGCGGAAATGGCAAGACTTGCACAAGCGCACCCCGGCATGCCGGAGCTTACCGCACATGAACTACGCCACACCTATGGAACCTACCTGCGCCGGCATGGCGCTGACATCTATTCAATAAGTAAAATATTAGGACACAAGGACATCTCCGTCACGGCGCGCATCTACGTCCACAATGAGATTGCAGAGCTGCGTAAGGCTGTACGGTGGTGTAATCGTCGTGACCTGATTCAGGAGGATATAGACCATGAGTTTGATCAGACTGGCAAACGGCCATAAATACGAAATCGAGCAGCCCAACGAGGGCGAAGGCATGTTGCGTAATCGTAAGCGTAGTACCGTACAAATCACATTCCGCGCAGGTGCAGAGCAGTTTGACGCTATCCGGGCAGATATCATACCCGAAAACCTTGAATCTTTCCGCATCTACTATCCGGACAACGAGACGGCTGATGAGCCGGATGAGCAGCTGGCCGGAGTTGCGCATAAGGATTTTTCCGCATACGCCCTTGTGGGCGATTGGGAGGATAAAGAGGTTGAGGTGCAGAAAGAAACCAGCAAAACACCGGCTGTTTATGGCCGTCAGCTTTCTGTCACACTGGGCGAACGGCTGGCCAGCGATACGTAACCACAGCACCCCCAACGGGGTGCTTTTTTTACTCTGGAGGTATACCATGGCGATTTTTAAAGGCCGAGTACGGGTGCGGTATGGGTACAGCCGGTGGGGCTATACCCGGAACAACGGCAAGGGCTGGCACGGTGGCAGCGACGAGGAAGGGCTGGACAGCTCTACTATCCTGATGCCTGATTACAAGGGCAAAACTATTTCCGGACGGGTCATTACAGCCCGCAAAGTGGACAAGTCCACAGGCAATAAAACATGGGAATGGGGCTGGTATGTGTGCGTGGAGCTGGATGCGGGCCAGACGCCAGACGTGGTGAACTACCTGTATTTCTGCCACAATGCGCGGAACCTGGTATCCGTGGGCCAGCGGGTGAAAAGCGGTGATGCGCTGGCGGTGATGGGCAACACGGGCAACGCGGCGCTGGCAAGCCCGCCCTTTGCACACTGCCATTTTGAGGTGCGTGCCACGACCACCGGGGCAGGGCTTGATCCTACGGCATACACCGGGCACCCCAATGCTGTGGGCACATATGGTGCAGCAATCAACGGGACGGAGGATGAGAATATGAAATTTTTGAAGGTACTTTCGGAAAAGTGTGAGGTGTTCTCGGCCGCGGATGTGACCGCTGTCGATATGGAATACAACGGTGGCCGCCTAAAGGTGGGCGAATATCACCCGGTGCAGGCCGAGGTGGGCAGCGATGGCACTTATACCTGGGTGCGAATCCAGGCTGGCACAGAAAAGCGTTATGCTGTGGTGCTCCCCGACCGCAGCGAAATCGTGAGCCTTTCCGCTGGGGATGCTATCACGGCATGTATGGCGCAGGCTGGCGGTGGCGATACATCCGGGTTTGAAGCGCAGATTGCGCAGCTTACAAAAGAGCGTGACGCGGCCACACAGCGCGCGGATGCTGCGGACAAAAAACTGTCTGATATTAAGGTGTATGTTGCGGGCGTCTAGCGTCAGCTATATCCTGTCATTTCTATGTATGCTTTTTCATTAAGGAGGATGTTTTTATGCAGGCTTTTCTTCTCATTCTATCGCTTGCGGTCATCGTCGAGGCTCTGGTGCAATATGCGAAGACCGTCATTAAAATGCTTGAGAACAAACAGTACAAAACCTTCGGCACGCAGCTGGCTGCTATCTTCATTGCAGTCTTTATTTGCTTCGCCGCTGGGGCTGATATCTTTGCTCTTATGGGTATTTCTTTCTCAGTTCACTGGCTGGGCACGCTGCTCACGGGGATCGTCATTTCCCGTGGTTCCAACTATGCAAGTGACCTCATCAAAAGGTTTCAAAACCCGGATATCGGAGAGACTGTTCTTGAGGATATTCTTGGTGCTGCGGATACTGCAAACAAAGCCGAGACACGCACTAGCGGTGTACCTCCCAACGCATGACAAAAGGGTGCGGTGCAAACGCTGCAAGCCGCTCCATTCGCACCCGTAATCAGGCGATTTTGAATACGTTAAAAGGGCGTTTACAGGGACTTTTCAACCCGCTGTAAACGCCCTTTTCTTTTTGGTTTTTTGTTGCAAAACTGCAACACACTTTTCTCATTCTTTCTGAAAAAATTTCTCATTCTTTTTGAAAAGCAACAATTCATTATCGATGAAAGCACATCAAAAATTAATTTTTTGTGAACTTTTTTTAATTGTGCAAAGGACTTGCATATTTAACCTTTATGATACGGGCAGAGTGAAGGAGGGAGGTTGGCCCCATAGTGGGAGCGGATGAACGACGCAGGGAAATCCTCGAAATACTTTGTCAAAGAAAACAGGACACAATGAAAAACCTTGCGAATGAGTTCCACGTTTCGCTTCGCACGATTTGCTATGACATTGATGAATTGGCCCGCAATTATCCGATTGCGACAACACGCGGCAAATATAAAGGCGGCGTAAAAATTGCAGACGGATACCGCTTGGATCGAAAGTATCTGAATCCAAAGCAACAGCATTTATTGAAACGGCTCTCAAAAACATTGTCTGGTGAAGATCGTGAAATTATGGAAAGCATCCTTCGTGACTTTACTCTGAAAGAAGCGTCAGAAGCTGCCCCCGGCTCCTGAGGCAAATGTTCTTTGAAAATCAAATATCCAATAATTTGACTACATACGTTTGTCCTGCCGCAACACAAAGGTGCCAGCAAGCGGAAAGGATATTCTGAACAAATCAGAAATCCATTACATAGCCTGTGGTGGGCTATGCGCGATGAAAAAGGACAAGCATAATGATACTCCCGCCTTGAACGCGTCACGGCATTGGGCGGCTCCACTGGAAGTGGAGAGGGAAGAATCCTGTGGTGGCTGCAAACCAGCAGCACGGTCAAGCTATTGCCACTGCGTCGGGGAGTTGTGTCGAATAGGCGCATTTTGTGTGGAAAAGGATGGCGGCAAATTCCTCATTTCAGATCATTCATCTGTAGAGAGGGTTGCCGCCATTATTTTATAGAGGTAATATTTTTTGTGAGGAAGGGAAAGAAACGTGGAGAAGAAAAAGTTCTATTCCGAAGAAGAAATGGCAATAAAGTTAATTTCCATTTTGTATAAATATGGAGAAATTTGTCTTGAAGTATATCGAAATGTTATGAAGCATTACGATGGAGAAAAGTCAATACTGCCATGATTGTGAGTGACAGCCTCAACATTTTGAAAGAATACCATTACACTGATGGCAAGGAGGTGCTGATGTGAGAACGACAGTACGCGAAACACTTTTTTCCAATATTATGTTGGACCCCAACCGCCAGCGTGAAATGGTATTCTATGGACGAGTATCAACTCAGCATGAGGCACAACTTGTTGCCTTGGAAAATCAAATGAAATGGTATGAAGATCAGATGAAGTACCATCCTAATTGGAATTTGGTCGAGCGATATATTGATGAAGGAATTACGGGGACGCTTGCTGCAAAAAGGCCGGAATTTGTCAGGATGCTGGAGGACGCCAAAGAAGGAAGATTTGATTTGATTGTGACGCGCGAGGTGTGCCGTTTTGCACGAAATACAGTAGATACGTTAAGCATTACGAGAGAATTGAAAAACTATGGTGTCGAAGTGTATTTTGTGTCTGATAATATTTGGACAATGGATGGAGACGGAGAACTACGTCTCTCGATTATGGCAACATTGGCTCAGGAAGAAAGCAGGAAGATTTCAGAACGTGTCCTCGCTGGACAGGCGATTAGTCGGGAAAATGGCGTTCTTTATGGTACGGGCAATATTATAGGATATGACAGGATTGACGGGAAATATGTAATTAACCAAGAGCAGGCAGAAACAATCCGTTTGATTTTTGAATTGTACGCAAGCGGTATGGGAATGACACGTGTTGCCAATGAACTGACTGCACGCGGTAGGCTGGATGGAGCAGGGAATAAAGTATGGAATGCTGTAAAGGTTAGCAGGACGATTCGGAATGCAACTTATAAGGGGTATATTTGCTACAACAAGTCTCGAGTAAACAATTATCTGGAGAAAAAAAGAATCAAAAATCTCGACGAGGACAGCTTTATCTTAAAGAAAGGAAACTTTGAACCGATTGTTTCGGAGGAATTATGGGACTATTGTAATCAATTGCGCAAACGAAAAATAAAAGAATATGATTTGCTTGATGGAGAAACACGAAGGTTAGGATATAATAGTCCCAAAGCA